ACTTGCTAGAAGTTCTTACGCAGATGCAAGTACATATGATGTACCTTATGCAACAGAATATGATTCTACTGCTACACCAACAATTTCAAATATAAGTGGAGCAACAAATACTTTTGGTTCAACTACTTACTATGCTCATGAAGTAGGTAACAATGAAATAGCTTTGGATGGAACAGAGACAGCTATTTCAGCATACATACAATCAGGGGATTTTGACTTACCTGTAGAAGGTGATGGTCAGTATATGTTAAGAGTTAGTAGGTTTTTACCTGATTTTAAAAACTTACAAGGGAATGCTATTGTCACTATATTTTTAAAAGATTTTCCTATTGATTCTGGATCTTCTTCACAATTAGGGCCTTTTACTATAAACTCTTCAACAGAAAAAATTGACACAAGAGCAAGAGGCAGATTGGCTAATTTAAAAATACAAAACACAGCAGTTGATGAAACTTGGCGATTTGGAACTTTTAGAGCTGATGTAACTCCTGATGGTAGAAGATAAATGAATATTTACGATACACAACTTTTAGATTCAATCATTACTCCAAAGACTCCTCAGATGAGTAATGCAGGTATTTCACCTATCCCATATGATAGAGGTATAACTTACCCGCAAGCCTCTGACATTTCTCAATTTAAACCCTACACAGGATATAACTATTATAATACAAGTAGTCCCGAGTTGTATAATAACGGATTAACATTTCCTCAAAATTCAGGGACTGCTGGCATTATGCCTTTAATACAAGATCAAAATAATTTTCCATTAGACTATGAAAATATTCAAACTGATCCAACAATAACAGCACCTGAAAAACAAAAATTAGGATTATCAAATATATTACCTATGGCTATGAATTTTATAATTCCTGGAAGTGGATTAGTTATGAGAGGAGCTAGAGGGCTAGCAGGATTAAACAGAAGATTACAAAATTCAGATTTTGCACAAGCAAAAACATTAATGGATTATATGGATATGCAAAAATATGGAGGACTACAAGGGAGATTAGATGCAGCCGCTAGAAATATGGCTCAAGCTAGAGGATTGCAAAAACAAATAGACGCAAGAACTACTAGTCAAAGAACATCAGACGATAGAGGGATGGGACAAATGCCAGCTAGCACTAAAACTTCACCTAGTAAATCTTATTCCGCTCCTCAACAAAAATCTGGTTCAGGAGGGCTTCACGATTACTAATGGCTAAGATTAACGTATATGTACCTGAACCACCTCAAGAATACACTACAGAAGGGTTTAGACAAATTAACCAAGCAATAGCAACAGTTGAAAACCAATTGAATACTTCTTATCAACAGGACTTGAAAAACGAACAAGATTCCTTTAATTACTTTATGTCATGACAATAAGATACAAAAGCGAAACATTCGATTTAACTACAACTAATCTTACTACTATTTTAACATGCCCTGCAGATGCAACTATTCTTATAAAAACAGTGCAGGCTAGTCATAAGGCCGGAGGAGGTGTGGTCTTAGATACTTATTTGCAAAAATCTGGTGGATCAGACGTTGAGATAAGTCATGCAACTTTGTCGGCACAATTTACAAATATGATAAGTAATACCTTAAATATGGAAGCTAACGATATTTTAAAACTACAAACGGGAACAGCTAATGAGATTACAGGTGCTGTAAGTTATGCTTTGATAGATAGATCACAGGAAAATGGCTAAAAAATTTAAAGATTTTGTTCAAAGAGATAAACCTAGAAAACGACCTAGAAAACACGTGAAGAGTCCAAATAAAAAAAAGAAGTTGCAACACAATAAAAAATACAATAGACAAGGACGTAGGCAAAAATGAGTGATATAATAAAAATACCAGCAGAAGCAAAAGAAATTATAAAACACAAAAGGACTGGTAAAGTATATGCTAGTAAAGTTGATTTTGATAATGATGTTGCTGACCCCAATACTGACACTACTGTGGATGACTTTAGACAAGACCTTGAAATTAAGGTTACTAAAGTTACTATGGGAGCTGCCACAAAAAAATAATGCAACCTCGAGGAGCAACAGAAATCCAAATGGAGATGCTTCATAAGCATGTTTCTAAAGAATTACTAGATCAAGTACAAATTTGCACATCCATACCAGGTAAAGTACCAATAGACACAAATAAACTTAATATTCTTTGGCAAAAGAATTCTTGGGACCAACCTAATCTCCAACCTTTTTTTAGAAACAAAGAAAGACATAAAGAATATGATTGGTATGTATTTAATAGTCATTGGAATTTTGAAAAATTTAGATATGCTTTTGATATTCCAACCGATAGATCTGTCGTTATTAAAAATGGAATTGAAGATTTTCCTAAAAGAAAAATTTATAAAAAAGGTGATCCAATTAAATTAATTCATCATTGCACACCTTGGAGAGGTTTAAATGTATTGCTTAGAGCTATGCAAGAAATAAAAGATCCTTTAATTAGTTTAGATGTTTACAGTTCCACACAAGTTTACGGTGACGAATTTAAAAAACAAAATGATGATCAATTTAAACCACTTTACGAACAAGCTGAACAATTAACTAATGTAAATTATATTGGCTACAAACCGAATGAATACATAAGAGAAGTCATGCCCAGTTATGATATGTTTGTATATCCATCAATATTTGAAGAAACATCATGTGCATCTGCTTTAGAGGCGTTGGCTTCTGGTGTTCATGTTATTACTAATAATTTTGGTGCTTTATATGAAACATGTTCTGAATGGCCAGTGTACGTTAACTACTCTACAAATTACGAAACAATGGCTAAAGATACTGCAGCAGCAATTGAAGTTGCAGCTGGTTATCTACATGAATCATTCATACAAGAGCATTTAGAAGAACAACAAAAATTTTATAAAAGATTTTACAACTGGAATAAAAAGGGAATGGAATGGGCAAGCTTTTTACAAGGAGCCTTAAATGCAAGAAAATAAAACTTATGTAAATGAAGACACCTATCAAACCCTAAAAGACGTACAGGTAAAACCTTTAAATACTCCACAACCTTACGAGAAAAGTATTCAACCACTTTGGAAAACGGACAACGGACAACGGAAAAGTAAAGTATCTTTGTTTGTTGCAACACCGGTACATAGCGATTGTTCAATTCATTATGCACAAGGATTATTAGAATTACAAAAAATGTGCATGGAGAAAAAAATTGATGTACAGTTTCAATTACTTAAATCGTCTTTAGTTACACAAGGAAGAAACTTGTGTGTATCAGGGTTTATAGAATCTGGAATGACACATATGTTATTTGTTGATTCAGATATATTAATGAACGCAGAGTCTATTTTTAAAATGATAGACAGAGATAAAGATGTTATTTCAATTCCATATCCACTTAAAACATTTAATTGGGATAAAGCTTTTGATGCAATTAAAAAAGGTGAAGTAAAGAAACCATCTGATATTCACAAATGGACTAATAGTTATCCAATGAGAGTAGAAAACACTAATGACATTGTGGTAACTGAAGGTGTTATAGAAGTAACCCATAGTCCAACAGGATGTATGTTAATTAAAAAGTCAGTCATAGATAAAATGATTCAAGCTTATCCAGATAAACAAATCGTACAAAAGACTGTTATTAATGGTGAGTACGTGAATAAACCGAATATGTGGAACTTTTTTGACTGTATTCATGACCCTGAAACTAAGACATATTTAGGTGAAGATTTTAGTTTTTGTAAGCTATGGAAAGACATAGGTGGTACGTGTCATGCCTTTATTGATGATCCAATCATGCATATTGGAGAGCATCAGTATACAGGACGTTTTGCCGATGAGTTGATAATACCTAAGTAAAATGGTAATATTAAAAACTTAAGATCTTAAAAGGAGAATATATTTAATGCTACAATTCTTACCCTATGCACTAGCCGCTTACGGTGGTTACAAAGGATATAAATCAAGTAAAGACGCAGGTGGTTCAGGTATCCAAAGATTACTTGGAGGAGTTACCGGAGCAGCCATGGGATATTATGGTGGTAAAGGTGTTTTAGCAGGAGGATCTAAATTAGGTTTACCAGGCATGCAAACAGCTTACAGTAATTTTACTCCATTTACTTCATTACCTGGAATGGATAAAGTACCTTTTATGAATGCTAAAGATGCTATGATTGATGGAGAACCGGATAAAAGAAACATGCTTCAAAAACTTCTACAAAGAAAAAGAATGGTAGATGGAGAATTTACAGGAGAGTACGAATTTGATCCTACAAAAGCAGGTATAGCAGCAGGAAGTTTAGCTTATTTATCTGGAGCATTTAAACAACAACCAATAGATCAGTTCCAACCAACTTACAATTTAGGTTATGCTGAGTTCGCGGAGAACTCGCCTGGTTATTCATACATTGATCCAACTACTGGAGAAGAAAAAAAATATGAAAAAGTTTATATACCTGAAGCAAATAGACCTGATAATGTTGAGAGAATGGGTCCTTACGAAATCGCAAGAACAAGATTAAAAACAGGTGGCTTAGCTGAAATAAAAAAATTTAATGAAGGTGGTATTAACTATCTTCCATCAAAAGTTTCTCATGATGAAAACGATGCAAACAATTATGTTAGAGCTTCTGGATATGTTGAAGATGGTGCGGGTGTCGGAGATAAAGATGAAGATACAATGTTAGCACAATTAGCAGATGGAGAATTTGTGACACGTGCAGATGGTGTATTAGGTGCTGGAATCATTGCTGGGGCAAATCCGAATAGCATGAAAGATATGAGAGAAAAAGGTGCTCAATATTTTTACGACCAACAAAAGAAATATAAAAGAGTGTTTGATTTAATTAAGGATAATAATGAAGCAAACAAAGAAAAAAATTAAACCATTAGTAAATGTAGTATCTGTTGAACCTAAAGATGTCGAGAGATTTTGGCCCTTAACAGAATTTATGGTTGCTGAGGCATTAAAATATTCTGGTCAGTATGCAAATTCAAAACATATTTATGACTATTTAAAAAAAGATTTGATGCAATGTTTTATTATGTTTGGTTCAGATGAAATGGAAGAGAATAAAGTTTTTGGGGTAGGTATTACTAGAGTATCGGAAATGCCTAATTTTAGTCAACTAGAGATTGTCATATGTACTGGTAAAAGAAGGGACTTATGGGAGGATCAATTTGTTGATATAATAACGAAGTTTGCAAAAAGTAACAATTGTAAACGCTTATGTCTTTGGGCTAGACCTGGTTGGGAAAAAGTTTCCAAAAAATGGGGATGGCAAAAGAAACACGTACAACTAGAGAAATGGATTAATAAATGAGTTTTATAGGCGGATTATTTGGAGGCGGTGGACAACCACAATCCTCTCCTACATCACAAACAACTTTTGTAAG